ATTCATAACAACCAAACAAAGAACCCCTGGAACGTTCCAGGGGCTCGAAGACCATTATAAAGATAAACCTAACATTTTTGTAAGAGATCCAATAGCAGAAGCAACAGCAAGAATCAAAGCACTAACAATACTATTATCATTACCGAATGTAGTATGTGATGAACTTGCTTGAGCAGGACTAGAAGCATTTGCATATCCTAGAGAACCACTTAAAGCAAGTAAAGGATTAATACCAGCTTCTTTTAATTGCTTCATTGTAGATTGAATCTGTGTGTCTCTTAACATTAATTGATAAGCACGAGCTTTTTCAGCCTCAATAGCATTATATTCTCTTACTTTTTCAGCCTCAGATAAATTTAAAGCGTTTTGTTCTTTAGCTGTATAAATACCATTAGCAATTATTCCAGTTATTCTTTCAAGATAATCTTTTGAAGATTCTAAATTAGAAGATTCACCTCTACTAATATCATTGGCTAAATTATTAGCAGAAATAGAATCATAAACTGAATTTAAATAATCACGATGTTCTTCTGGAACATTAGCATTATTCATAAAATTACTGAATGAGTCATTAGAATTACCATTATTTGAAATAGAATTATAAATTGAAGTTAAATAATCACGATGTTCTTCTGGAACATTAGCATTATTCATAAAATTACTGAATGAGTCATTAACAACACCACCAGAAATAACAGGACTTGAACCACTAAGACGATCGTTTATAACTTCCATTAATATCTATCTCCTAAACAATTTGGAACACTATAAATTGGCATACGTCTTACAGCTATGTTTTTAACATAGAATTCAGAAACAAATTGAGGAATAGTTGAAGAACCAGAAACAGCTAAAACTCTGTTTAAATTATTCATATCCTCATTGATCCATGTGCTAGAAAGAGTTGGAGTTGTTGAATAAATATCACCTAAAGACCAAGAATCACCATAACGATCAGTGAAATTATTTAATCTCATTAAACCAACATTACGATTTTCTTTATATCTGTACTCATACCAGGCTTCTTGATAACCAAATACTTGTGTAGTATCTACAGAAACAGCAGGTGTAGATGAAGCAGCGTGAGCATTTTCACCAGTATAAATCTCAGTTGTCATCACAGGCTGATAACCGATATTTGCAAAAATAGGATTATAGAATTCAATTGCTGATTTTTTACGCCATTCTTTAGAAATACCTTGAGAATAAGTGTGTTGATATCTAATACAATAAAGTAAATGGATATAACCATGTTCTTCAAAGGATTTAGTAAATAATGAAGCACTACCAGATGTAGCAGAATATCCAGAAACATGGCCTTGTGGTGTATTGTTAGATTCAGAAGTTTGAACAACAGGAGCTACATTAATTCTAAATGTTTTACCACCTAAATATTGTGGAATTTGGACAGTTTTATCATCAATAGCTACATTAAACATTGAATAGATCCATTCACGATAACGAACACCACCTCTTAGTTGTCTTTCCATATAAATTTGCATAAGGTTTGCAATTTGTAATTCTCTAATAGTAGGACCTAAAGATACTAGATTAGTAGGTTGATAATTTGAAGCAATTGAACCAGTAGATGAACCAGTAGGTCCAACGACACCTTGTACAGTAGTACCTAATTGACCTAATGAAGAATTTGTCCAAGATGTAGCAGTTGCAGATGCTTTTTTCTTCATTGTAAAACTAGCATTATAATTAAATAAAGAAATATCATTATCGGTAGTACTAGTTATAACAGGAGATGTAGGAATTCTTACACTATCACCATATTGAGGAGCAGGTTTTGATGTTGTAAATAAGTCAGGTAATTTACAAACAGGGAGTAATGCACCACCAGTTACAGCTGATGTCATATAAGCTGTAGATGTTGAAAAATTAACATCATTGTCATCTCTAGGAACTAAAACAGGGCTTTGTAAGAACTGATCTCTGAAAAATTCCGACCAGATACGGCAGTATCCGCGAACAGGTAAAGCAGAAACATAACTATCAGATTTTACTTTAGTGCTATCAGATGGAATAATACATGTAGGTAAACCCATATAAGATAAAATTGTGTCAGGTTTAATATACGTATTAGTTGAATTATTAGGATTAATAATAATCATAGGAATAGTATATGTTGCGTTTGGAATCCATGGACCAGTTGGATTTTCACCAGATATGAATTGAGTCCAATGATCCCATACAATTCTATTAGGAACATAGAAAGCGTAAACATCCATATAGATATTATCCATAGGAACATTAATTGTTGGAGTCATCCTAGTAAGATGAGATATATCTATCTCAAATGTATCACCAGGAACAACAGCTATAGGTTCACCAAGAGGACACAAAAAACCAGCATTTGCACCAGAATTAATACGATAAGACATATCAAATCTAGATCGTGGACTATAAAGAGCAGGAGCGTGATTAAAACTAACAGGAGCGCCATAATTATTAGACATTATTTTTCACCTCCATTTTCTTGAGTTTTCTTTTGAGATTCTTCAAGAGCTTTTCTAGCTTTTTCAAGTTCTGCCTCATAATAAGCAAGATTCTTTTCATAATCAGCTCTAGCTTTTTGCATATCATGAATAGAAGCATTTTGAAGTTCAACAACATCAATTATTTCATCGTCTTTATACTTAACACCATTAGTTAAATCAAGACCATTTTCAAGTAAACCAAGAACAATAGTCTTAAGATCGCACTCATCAGCATAAGATTGAATTTTAGCTTGAACATTAATTTTTTTACCTGTTTCTTTAAGTTTATAACCTTCTTCAGTCATTTCTGGAACATATTCTATTTCTTCAGATGAACCAGGACAAGAAACTTCATCATGTTTTAAAGTCCAAAGAGCTTTTGGTTTAATATAAAATAAATCTGGCATTATTGAGCATTAACAATATTCGCTAGATCAATGACATTACAAATAAATTCTTGGTCAGTGCTAACGATTTTACCTGTGTTTTCATCAAATGTACCAATTTTAAATAATTGATAATCTTCTGGATTCACAGAAAGAGCATCATTTTCGTCTTTTTTTCTTAAAACGTTCATTATATTTCTTTGAACGACGGCTTTATTTAAGCCAACAAAAGGAGTTTGAAACTTAGATTTTACATCTTTAATTACAAATAATTCCATATTATAACCTAGTTGGACCTCCTACTAATGATTTAGATTTTTTTGCTGTTTGCCTAAAGATTTTTTTATCTTTATGACCATTAACTTTACTTCTTTTAGCCATTTTTTACCTCCATTTTTAATTTTTTTTCTGTGGCGTACTAAGAATATTTTCTATTAATTCATTAAAATAATCAGAATCGAATTTAAGACTTAATTGTTTACAAAGTGATTCTATCTGGCGCATAACATAAAAGTATTTTTGATTACCAGTTAAAGCTAATTCTTCAGCGTCATTTATAGCAAAAGTTATATATTCAACTAAATCTTTAAAATTTTTAATTTTATGTGTTTTAAAAGCATTAATCAATGAAATTATTATATAAATTAGTGCTGTAATAATATAAATTATTAAGATAACATTGTTTTTGATCCATTCAAATATCATATTTTAGACCTCTTTAAAATATTAGTTCGTGTTATTTTATCAGCTTCACATTTTATTAAATATTCATTTTCGTTTACAAATGTAGTATTTAAAAATTTATTAAGAGAATTCATTTCAGCTTTTAATTTTCTTACATCTTTCACTTTATTTAGTAATTCCTGGTCTAATTCACCAAGTTTTCTATCAAAGAATTTAGGTGGAGTACTTTCTGGCATATTACCGAATTTTTCATATATAGAATCATATTTATAAATATCATCTTTATATTTTTCAAAATAGCTATAACCTATACCAGGCTTTCTTGACATTAATATAAATTCTTTATTAAATCCAAAATCTTTTAGATCATTTGATTTAAACTTCTTCATGCAGTATCTAGCAACATAACCACATGACTGAAACGTTACATCACCGATAATAGCATATCCTTTTTGCCATATATTATTAATAAATTCTGATGTATATAATGTGTCACCACCAGGAGATCGTTTATATATCTTTAAATCATCAAGAACTAAATTGAACAAAATTATATGAAAGTGAGGTCTTAGTGTATGCGTTCCATACTCACCACAAGCAAAGAATCTAACCTCTGGCTTGTTTTCTCTAGCTAAATATGTACGTAATTTTTTTATAAATTTACGAAGATCATCTTTTATTAAGTTTCTGGTGTTATGTTCATCATCATATGTTAATGTAATAAAATAGTTTGAATCATAAAAACTACTTTCTAACATACAACGAAC